CAAAGAACCGAATCCATTTCAAGATGTAAGCACTTTTAAAAGGAATCTCTTAATAGATTTACTGATTGATGGTAACATCTTTGTTTACTACGATGGTGCACATCTGTATCATCTTCCAGCAGAGCATGTTACTATACATAGTGATGATAAAACGTATGTTGAAAAGTATACTTACGATAATAGCATAGACTATACGCCTTCAGAAATTATACATATAAAAGAGAACAGTTTTAACTCGATTTACAGAGGAATTCCTAGATTGAAACCAGCATTTAGAACAATGCAGTTACTTTTCAATATGAGAAACTTTCAGGACAACTTCTTTAAAAACGGAGCAGTACCAGGATTGGTACTAAAATCACCGAACACTCTTTCCGAGAAAATCAAAGAAAGAATGTTACAAGCTTGGGTTGCTAGATACAATCCAACTTCAGGCGGTAGAAGACCATTGTTTTTAGACGGTGGTTTAGAAGTGGAAAACTTAACAGAAATAAATTTCAAAAACTTAGATTTTCAGGAAGGTATAGCATCTAATGAAAAGATAATTCTTGAAGCGTTAGGTGTGCCACCAATCTTAATGGATAGTGGCAATAATGCAAACATTAGGCCAAACCATAGATTGTATTATTTAGAAACCATACTTCCTATTACTAATAAAATTAAGTATGCTTTCGAGAGATATTTCGGGTTCAAACTAGACGAAAATATTGCAGGTATTCCTGCTTTACAACCAGAGCTAAGAGACCAAGCAAGTTATTTTGCTACTCTTGTAAATTCTGGTATAATGACCCCGAATGAAGCAAGGGAGGCATTAAGACTTGAAGAAATCACAGGATTTGATCAGCCAAGAGTTCCTGCAAATATCGCAGGTTCAGCCTCAAATCCAGAAGAAGGTGGCAGACCGAAAGAGACCCCACCAAGCGAGGAAGAATAATTATGACAAAAGACATGATGGTAAAGGCTTTATCCGATTTCATAGCCAGCAAAGGCGTTGAGACAATGGATTTAGTAACATATAAAAGCTTCGGCAACGATGTACCTGTGAAAGACTTTATGCTTAGACGAGCATTTGGGTCTTGGAATAGAGTATGTGCAGTTGTCAAAAAACGATATCCTGTCCAAGTAGTAGTGAAGGTAGCACCTAAGAAGGTAGCTCCTAAGAAAAAAGTAACTGCTAAAAAGGAAGTTAAAGATGTCAAAAAGTAACGAAAAGATATATCAATGGACTAGCACTTTTAAATCATTAGGTGAAACTGATGATGGTGGAATTAATATTAAAGGTTCTGCAAGTACAAATGGACTAGATAGAGCTGGTGATATTATCGAAAGCGAAGCGTGGATGAAAGGTGGATTGGAAAACTTTAAAGGTAATCCAATTATTCTTTTCAACCATGACTATAATAAACCAATCGGCAGAGCCACTGGTTTAGAAGTGACCGATAAAGGCTTGGAAATATCTGCAAAGATATCAAAAGCAGAGGTGATATAACCCAATTAGTTAAAGATGGTGTCCTCGGAGCATTTTCAGTAGGATTCAGATGTAAAGACTCTGAATATATGACTGATACCGATGGGTACAAAATAAAAGACGCGGAACTATTTGAAGTGTCTGTAGTGTCAGTGCCTTGCAACCAAGGGGCAACCTTTGGATTAGCAAAGTCATTTGATAGTATGGATGAATACAGAAAGTACCAAAAAGAAATTTTACAGGCTAACTCAACCGCAGCAGCAGACGCTGTTAAAATTGAGCAGCCAAGCGAGGAGAAATCCTCATCAACGGAGACTGATATGTCAGAAGAGAGAAAATCTCCTGAAACTTCAATCGACCTTGAAGCATTTGCAAAAAAAGTAGCGGAAGATACTGCGACTAAGATTGCGATGAAGCAAGCCGAAGCAAAGGCAGCAGAAGAGGCTAAACAACAAGAAGCAATTCAAGTTGAAGCTGACCAAAAAGCTGTTCAAGAAGCTAAACAGGAAGAAACAAGGACTATAGTGGAAGCTGGTTTGACAGGAGCTGAAAAGCTAATGAACGACCTAGAAGCTAGAGTTAACGAAAAAAATGAAGACTTGAAAACAGTAGTCGACAGCCTAGAAAAACAACTAGCAGAAAAATCAGAGGAAATCATGAGTATTCGTGAATCCAAAAGAACTTTCGCTAAAGGTAACGGCGGCGACTGGAAGAAAGACTTTGAAAACGACATCATTGATGCAAAATTTGCTGGTTTAGCTACTGGTAAAGGATGGGACAATGATTACTCAAAATCATTAATGGAAAAGGTAAATGAGCACTCAGGTACTCAAGTATCTTCAGCTGATTTCGAGCAAATCGTTTCAACAAACATAGAAAGAGATATTCAAAATGAATTAGTCTTAGCACCTCTATTTAGAGAAATCGCTATGACTTCTGCTAACATGATTATCCCAATCTTACCAGACGCTGGTTATGCTGAATTTGCTTCAGCTCAAACAGCATCAGGTTCATCACCACACGGTAACTTAGAAACTAGAGGCGACGCCCTAGGATCACCGTATACTGGTGTTAATTTGACTGAAAGAACTTTAAGCACAGTCAAGCTTATTTCACAATCATACTTAGGTAATGAAACTGAAGAAGATGCAATCTTACCGATTCTTCCTTTAATTAGAGAATCAATGGTTAGATCACATGCAAGAAGTATTGAAAATGCTATCCTAGCTGGTAACGGCGCAGACGGTGTTTATTCTTCAGGTGCATTTGAAGGTCTACTTACAGCAGCAGCTGGATCAGACGCAGACTTCACTCAGCCTTCAGGAACTTTCGCAGCAGCGGACGTAGTTACTGCAGCAGACTTACTCGGAATGAGAAAGAACATGGGCAAATATGGAATCAACCCTTCAGAAGTTGTATATATCGTATCACAAGATGTGTATTATAACTTACTAGAAGATGCTGAATTCCAAGACGCTAACCTAGTTGGCGACATGGCTACTAAGCTAAATGGTGAAATTGGACAAGTATTTGGATCAAGAGTAATCATGTGTGACGAGTTTGCTACTAAAGCAGCTGGCAAATTTGGTGCTATAGCAGTATACCCAAGAAACTATGTAATGCCTAGATTAAGAGGTGTTACAATTGAATCAGACTACGAAGTAGCTAATCAAAGAAGAGTCCTAGTGGCTTCTCAGAGATTAGGATTCACTGACTTAATTGACGGTGCAACTTCTAAGTGGGGC